ATGTTAAAATCTTTTAAAAAGATGCATAAAACGAATCCCCACGCTCGATTTAAAAAATAATCAATTTTACTGGCTGTCCATTTTTTATCGGATTCTATCGATTCAAAAAAACTTCATACCTGTTGAGTCGGGAGTTTTATTTTTATTTCTTAATGATTTGAATAGCTTATTTCTTTTTGTCGAATCTGATTTATCCGAAGAATCCCGAATTGACCGAAAAAGCAACAAAAATCAATAAAATAAGGAAAAAATTGACCCTGCGAGTGCCATAGGGGGGGTTAGCGTTAGCGTATACAGAGAGAACCCAATTTTAGAAAAACAGGTTAGTCAAACAGGGGCTGCCCTGGAGTGTATATGAGAACTAATTTGGGATTCACCTCAATATATTGTCAATAGCCCCTAGATATAGCCCTTGTATTTTGCCAGTAACACTAAATATAACATTAATAGATTGACTATGGGATCTATTACTGATAAAAGGAAAAGAAAAAAAGAGCAGTACCCAAAAATGAACTCTAATGATAACGATAGCCTTTTAGGTGATGAGACTACTATCACTCTTCCGATCTATGTTGAGCACGATATCGACTCTGATGAGGAAGGGAATACAATTATCCAGACATTTCTTTTCTCTAATAGAGATAGCCAGGATGAGGAAGGGTCCGAAGTAACAACTACTCTGAATGACCTTATAGATAATACTATATCGTACTATGTTGAGGAGAAGTCAGCCGATTCTGCTAGTGCTCTCTATATCTTAGCGAATGATCTTACCAGACACGCTGAGACTTTAAGAGATAAAGCTGAATATATGGATAGGGGATTATACTCTGATGACCTATTCGTAGGTAAACCTAGTATTAATTAACTAAGATGGGATTCTCTTCCTAGCTCTATACTTTACCCCGGTGCCAAAGCACCTTCATTTTAGCACGGATTTCCTCATCTGTAAATACTAAATATAACATTAATTAGAATTATTATTAAAGCTTGACTAAATATAGTTCTTAGTGTTACAATGTATAGGAATTAATCACAAATCTCTTATAACAAGCAGAATATTAACCTTATCTATATAAGGGCAGCAATCGAGGCTAATACAGGCCAGAGACTTTCTTTAGATAAAGTCAGATCCCTTCTTATAGAGGAAGGTTTGATCACGAATAAGCAAGGAGCTAATAATGCCAGGAATTTCGATGGCTATAGCGAGTTCTTTCATAACGAGGATATTGTAGATAAATATTCCTATCCTGAGATGACTCCAATTCGAGATATTCCTGACGATGTAAAAGATATTCTGAATGAACAGTTCGAAGCTACAGAAAGGAGATTTGAATAATGTCACCACAAGGACCGGGAACTTACGGAAATAAGGTAGGAAGGCCCTCTAAGAAGAGTGGGATGAAGAAGCCTAAGAATAAGAAGACAGTATCCGCTATGGGTGGTGGGTATATGTCCGTAGGGAAGAAGCCATCTAAAACAAAAAGGTAAATTATTTATAAGGACTGATATGGTGGGGGGGTACTGCTATCGATCCGGTTACGATTTTCGCTGCGGCAACCACCGCATATAATGGTATTCGCAGGGCAGTCGCATTCGGCCAAGATCTGGAGTCTCAAATCGGCCAAGTGTCTAAATGGCTCAAAGCCAGTTCCGACATGGATTTCCTCGATAAGAAGGCTAAAAACCCATCTCTTCTTAAGAAGTTCCTTGCAAAAGGCTCTGTTGAAGAAGAGGCCTTTCAAACCTACACCCATAAAAAGAAAATGGAAGAAATGAGGTATGACCTCTTAAATATGTTAGCTCTGAGATACGGATCAAAAGCAAAAAATGAGCTTATAGCACTCGAAGGAAGAATTAGAAAAGAGAGGCAGGACGCAATCTATAGAGCAGAGGAGATCCGACAGAAAATCGTAGATGGGATAGCAGTTCTTCTGCTTGTTATTACTCTAGGCGGTTTTGTTAGTTGGGTTCTATGGATGAAATATGGATAATAAGAATTACTGTTATTATGAGCAGCAACACCCTCTGAAAAATCTTATTTTCGTTCTGATCATACTTCTTGCGTATGGCTGGACTTTTATTGTGCCGCCCCCCTGGAGATAAAACTGTGTGGTTACCTATTATATTACTCTGTAGTTCGCCCTATGTGCAGTCCTGTAACGTCATAACAGGTCTTGAGCTAATGAAGACACAAGAAGCCTGTTTTGCAGAGGTAGAGAAGAAAGCACTCATTCTTCTAAAGAACCCTGGAATTTATCATGTGAAGCCAGCCTGTCAGATTATTCCTGAGAAAATCAGTGAAGCCCTAGGCAGTAAGAAAAAAGGAGTAGATATTTAATATAATGCTTATATGCCCTCAGTGTAACAAAGAGATTATCGAGCAAGGAGATCCTGCAACCGGAGTGTCAGGGCATCATTGTACATCAGAAGCTAAAGAATGGGGAGATGAGCCTTTTTGGTGCTCTCATTGTGGTGCTTACGCAGAGGATGCGTGTGCGTGCTATCAAGGGGCATGAGATAGAGAGTGGAAGAGCATCGTCTAGATCGTATTGAGGAGAAACTCGATAAACTTTCTGAGGCAGTCGTATGCCTTGCAAGAATGGAAGAGAGGCTCATTACCATCTTCAACCGCCTAGAGAAGATAGAAGTAAGGGTGGATGAAGTCGAAACAGATACAGGAAGATCAAAACAGACGATCAGGTTCTTCGAAAGGATATTCTGGATTGTTCTTTCTAGCGGAGTAGCAACTGCCTTCTGGTACTTTAAAACATGAGCATATGGCTGAATTATTTCAGGTGTTTAAATTCGGATAAACTTAGAAGAGTTAAGTGCGTAGTTTGCGGAAGATATGTTCCGAGTGTTTCGGACGGAACTTGTGACGAGTGTAATAACTGGAAAGATTATTTATCCAAAAGACCAAAAAGGAAAGAAGCAGAGCAATATGAGTGATGACATAACAACAACAACAACAGATAAGAAGCAACTAACAGAGAAGCAGAAGATATTTCTGGATGCTCTTGTTGGCGAAGCTCAAGGAAACCATCGTAAAGCAATGGAGATAGCAGGATATAGTCCTAATACTTCCGTGCAGGATGTAGTTAAGAATATGAAGGATGAGATTATCGACAGAGCTTCGATGGTCTTAGCTATGAACGCTCCTGCTGCAGCCTTCGGGATGATTGGTGTTCTGAATGATCCTACAACAATGGGGGCCAGAAATGCTATTCAGGCAGCCAAAGAGATCATGGATCGTACAGGACTGATCAAGAGGGATGTTGTTGAAGTGAAGACGGATCAAGGGGGAGTATTCGTATTACCACCAAAAGGTACTACTGATTATGACCAAACCCCTTCTACCTAATCCGAAGAAGTGGCCGCCCTTCCACAGGAAGAATGCAAGACAGGCCATGCCTTGGGGATACAAACCAACAGAGGAAGATCCTCTAATATGTTTACCCGATCCTTATATGATTGGATTACTGGATGAAGTATTCGGATATATTGACAACGGAGAGAGCTATCGTAAGTCGGCAGATTGGGTTTCTGCCAGAGCAGGTAAGAAGATATCATATCAGACAGTATCTAACCTGTGGCATAAATCCCGAAAGCGAAAACGAAATATCCCGAAAAAGGATACGCTCAAACGCTACGCAGAAACGAGAAAACCAAAAGATGCTCTCGAAGAGGCAGAACAGAAGTTAAAGAAGAAACTGTCCTCTGCTAAACTGAGCATGACAGTCTCGAAAAAGAAGTTAGAGAAGCTTCATCAAAAAGACAATACAGGAGAGAACCGCCCTGAAAATACGACTGCCCCGAATATCTCCGATACGCTCGATTACGAGAGTGTACCTAAAGAAAAGTCGATCATCTTCGAGCCGAACCCAGGCCCTCAAACAGAGTTCCTTGCAGCCCCAGAACGAGAAGTACTTTTTGGTGGAGCAGCTGGGGGTGGAAAAAGTCTGGGCCTTCTCGCTGATCCTCTCAGGTATTTTGCTAATCCGAACTTTAACGGATTAATACTCAGACGAACGAATGACGAATTAAGAGAACTTATTTGGAAATCAAGAGAGCTTTATCCCCTCGCCTACCCTGGAGCCAAATGGCAAGAGAAGAAAAGTCAGTGGATCTTTCCCTCTGGAGCAAGGCTCTGGCTCACTTACCTCGAAAGAGAAGAAGACGTTCTCCGTTATCAAGGACAGGCTTTTTCATACATTGGTTTTGATGAGCTTACTCAGCATAACTCGCCCTTCGCATGGAACTATATGAGGTCACGATTAAGAACTACCGATCCCGAATTACCAGTGTTTATGAGAGCTACAACGAACCCTGGCGGCCCAGGTCACCAATGGGTTAAAAGAATGTTCATCGATCCTTCTCCCTATAATACACCCTTTGCCGCTACGGATATAGATTCAGGAGAAGCACTAAAATACCCTGTCGGACATGAGAAGGAAGGACAGGCATTATTCTATCGTAGGTTCATACCTGCAACACTAAAAGATAATCCTCATCTGTATAATGAAGGAACCTATGAGGCGAACCTGCTCTCTCTCCCTGAGATGCAAAGAAGACAATTACTCGAAGGGGATTGGGCTATAGCAGAAGGAGCAGCCTTCACCGAGTTCAGGATGAACTCTCATGTGATCGAGCCTTTCGAAATACCGAGTGAGTGGAGAAAGTTCAGATCGTGCGACTATGGGTATAGCAGTTACTCAGCCTGTCACTGGTTCGCAATCGATCCCGCTTTTGAAACTTTGATTGTTTATAGGGAATTATATCTGACGAAGCATACAGGAAGAGATTTAGCAAAGGCTATTCTAAGAGCAGAAAGAGGTGAATTGATCGACTACGGAGTTCTGGATAGTTCTTGTTGGCATAATCGAGGTCAGATAGGACCTTCTATCGCAGAGGAGATGATAGCTGAAGGTTGCAGATGGCGGCCTTCAGATCGTACCGCAGGAGCAAGAGTAGCAGGGAAGAATAGATTTCACGAACTCTTAAAAATAGATGAGGACACAGGAAGACCGGGAATTGTGTTCTTTCAGAATTGCAGACAAATCATAGCAGATTTACCAGTAATCCCCTCAGATCCGAAAGGTGGGGATGATATTGATGCAAGATATAAATCGGATCACTCATACGACAGTGTTCGCTACGGAATAATGTCTAGACCAAGAGCCTTCTCTCCTTTCGACTTCGGGGGAAAGGGTGTTCCTCAACAGAAATGGCAACCTTCAGATAACGTATTTGGATATTAAAAATCATGGGAATATTAGATCAGCCTGAGAATATGTCTCTCGACTTAGAGAAAGAAAGTAATTCTGCCCATCTTACCGAAGGGCGAGATGTAGAACAGGAGAACCAAGAGTACTCTGGGGTCTACGGACAGATCATGGAAAGGTTTCAAAAATCAAAACGAAGCCGACAACAGGATGAAGAAAGGTGGATTAAATCGTACAGGAACTATAGAGGTCTGTACGGATCTGATGTTCAGTTCACCGATAAAGAAAAATCCCA